TATTCGGCCTGACCTTCAATTAAATCTAAATCTAATTCATCTATTTCCCAATAGTGAATACCTCTATTGCCCCATTCTTGAAGCATAATATTTAAAGATCTTCTTGAAGTTTTTAACTGATAACCAGTTACGTTTTGAATACCTAGTCTTTCAAAAGCTTCTTCTACTATTTCATCAATAGAAAAAGTTTTATCGAACGTTGTAGTACCCGAAGTTGTGTTCGCCATTTAAACTCCTAGCCAGTGTATCCGATAGTAACCGAACCTGTAGCTGTTAATGTAGCATGAAGTGTTGTATCAAATCTAATTCCATTACCTGGAACATAGATATCTAAACCTTCAGTGCCAAAATCAGCTTCGAATAATTTTTCTCCAGAACCACTTGAATCATTTCTTAGAATTAACTTTGCACTACCAGCACCTTCTGCTTGAATGTAAGTAACTCTGCAAGGACCCATATTAGTTGATCCTCCAGAAATAGTTTTAGCCTGTCCTGTAGATGTTATCGTAGTAAATCTTTGGTCTGATGACATATGTTTCTCCTTAAATTAATATGTGGGGCCGAAGCCCCACAAAATTATTTATTACTCAGTGTCAGATGTTGAATCAATTCCAAACACTTTTAACGCAATAGTTACGCCTGTTCCACCTGGTGCTCCAGATAAAACAATCTCTACTTCGTCTCCAGCTAGACCTGCAATTCCTGGTGTAAATCCAGACATACCTAGTACACCGTTGCATCCTAAGAAACCTTTCCAACCAGTTGTGTTAACTGCTAAAGAAGCTCCGTCAACATAACCGTCTGTGTCAGCATCTGTTCCAACGTCAACTAAGTTAACTGCATTAGCTGCTGCTGATGTAACTACAACACCAATTCCCAATGGAATAAAGTTTGTAGGAATCTGAATGGATGTTTCTTTTCCAGTAGTGTCACCTGCTGCAACAGTTACTGTAGCAGTGAATTCCTTAAGACTCATCGTAGACTTAACAGCACCTGTTACGTTATTTTTTTTAATTATTTCGAAACCGTTTTCTGATCGTACCGGTCCCGTAAATGTAGTATTTGCCATAGTATTAATCCTCCTAGTTTAACGAACATAGTCTCTAGGCCGTCGACTATACGCGTCTATGTTCTAATTAATTGTATAGTGATTAGTTTATATAGTAGTTTTGAGTG